GTTTCCCAGTCACGATCGGGCGGTGTGGGTATGGTGTTTAATGTCGATGAAACGCCCCCAGACATAGTTGACGACCCCCATGATCCGTTTGTAAGTGTCTCTGTAGTCACAATAGAGTTACCTTCTGCGCCACCGTTTATGGCCGTCACAGTCATCGTTGCCGCGGTCGCTAATTCTGCAACTGCTTTTGTGTTTGTAGAGGTGTTGTTACCATAAATTGATCCTTCGCCGGACGCTCCGTTGATTGCAGCAATTAAGTTTTGTAGAGACGCTTCACCATCTACCCCTATAAAAATCTCATTTGCAGCGCCCGTCAACGTTGTTTTGAAAGTGTATTCTATAAGGCCAACTGTCACCGTCTCGTCATTTGAGGGGTTTGCTGTTATGGTCAGTGTTTCAGATGCTTTTACCTCATCTCCGTCGTAATATTTTAGGCTTTGCCCGTCTGCCAGAAACAAATATGTATCTGTCGCAGTTATTGAAACATCCCCTTCATACCCCACACTTCCTAATACAGCTATAGTCTCCCCTCCTTTAGTGTAGCGATAAAGGGTTGCCCCAGACACTACAAACAAATCTCCGTTAAACACGCCCTCTTGCTTAAAAGTTGCGCGCACGCGGCCAGAGCCAAGCGTTGTCAGCAATGTTGTTGGCGGACGAGCGAGGAGGGATGACCCGTTAACTAGGTTCGTCGGATTTTCTTCAAAGAACCTGTTAATGAGTTTTATTTCAGGCTGCTCGGCGGCGGCGCGGTGATATGCGGCACGTCCTAATGGGAGGTCTGTCATCCGCTCGCAAAGCCTCCGGGGTCACTGTGTCCGGGGAAATGAAGGCTCTGTACGTCGGCGATGTCATAGGTTGCCGGCGTTGGGATTTCTTGCCGGTACTGTGCTTCAAATTTTGACTTAAGCGAGGCGAATAGGTTGGTCGTTACATTTTTTGGTTCTTTTCCAAATCGCGGCGAAAGCCAGATAGCTACGCCAGTGACAAGCAGCATATCATATTTCTGTGGAAAAGGGCTTTCATCGTCGGCTGCGAGTTCGGCTACACGCGTCCAATCAGAGAGGTCAGCGCGATAAAACCATTCTCGCTCAGTGACCGCGGACAAGTCGAGGGCGAGTGCGGCGGAGCCTTCAATGGTTCGGCCATTGGCATTAAGTGTCAAGTTGTTGTTTGCCGACCCCGCATCGGTCAAAGCGATGCGCGCGCCGTCATTTGGGAATTGTGGGAGATACACCGTAGTCGCCGCAGAGAGCTTCGTTACGAGCCTGACATTGGATGGCGGCTGGCGGTAAATTGTGGCATTTTCACGCGTGTCGTAAGGATCGTCGGGATTTTCGACGGCATGCGGGGCGGTTTTTGTGGGAGGGACTTGCCAGTCATATACAAGCTCCCCCAACTCAAACCCATAAAGCTGCCTGACTAGGTCATTGATAATCTCCAACGCCTCAGCCTGTTCCGCCGACGTGGGCGAGGTTCCAACAGCGGTGATGTTTTCTTGCCGAAAGGCGCGAGTTATGAGAGCAGAAATCTGGGTCATTTGAATTTCCTATCACAGTTTGTTGAAAGAAAAAAGGCCACCCCGATTGTTAAACCGAGGTGGCCGGGCGTCGCAGGAGAAGACGACGCTCACTTCCCCGCCGAGGGATTAGGCTCGGCCGCTCAGCTTGAGACCAAGTCTGCGGTCGAAGTTCGTGACGCCGTAGATGACGTCGGTACGGTAAGAGTGAACATCGTTCACACCATCCGAGAACGCCCAGTTACGGATCGTGATGCCCGTTTCCGGGTCAGTCGCGTAGCTGAACTCGCCGTCATGCGGGCGGGCGGGCTTGACGAAGGCGACTTGGATGGCCGACTTGTGGAAGATGGTCGACACATTGTAAGTCGTGCTTGCCGAACCTTTGAACGTGACAACGTCGTTATCCGACGGTGCTTCCGCACAGGTTTGGAACGCTTGGTTGGTACGTAGCGTTTCGTCGGCACCAGACGCGATGATGATCGGGTTGGCAATCGTCAGCGTGATGTCGCCCGTACTGTCGGCTGAGGCGTCTTCGAGAACCGTAAACTCTTGGACGTAACCGAGGTCGGATTTGGTTCGCGGGTTGACGGCGTTGACGCCAGCAATCGAGAAAGTTTCACCTTTCTTGACCGTGCCGCCGGCGTTCAGGTTTTTCAGATTGATCGTCTGAGTATAACCGTCTTTCACCGTGGCGTAGTTGACGTTCTGGTTGTCGCCGTCGACTTGGATGCCCGTACTGTCAGCCGGGGCGCGAGTACCCGTGGTGATGGCAACAGTGGTCTGGCCCATCGTCGGCTGGACGTTACCGATCATCGGCAGCTTCATGTTGTTGAGCACACGGTCGTTCGTGCTGTTACCAAAGAAGTTGTTCGCGAGGAACGATGCGCCGGTACGGTAGAAGTCGGCCGGAGGCATGATGCCGCGTCGGTCAGACTGCGGTACAGCGAGTTCATCGAGACGCTGCGGGCCGTACAGGAAGTCGTCGGGAGAATTGACCAGCTGACCCGGCGTACCGACCCAGTGTGCAAATTCCTTGTGGACTTCGGCGATGTCGCTTTCGATTTGCTGCGCGAGCTGCGTCATTTTCGCATTGAGGATGCTGTTTTTGAGCAGTTCATCGACGCTCAGTTCGCGCTCGGTCGGCTGGAACTTGTAGCCGACGTGCTTTTGCTTGTCGATGGTGACAGAGCCAGAGCCGGTGACGATGTCTTGGTTAACGAAAGTCGCACCGTCAGAAACGATGAACTCTTGCGGACGCCGGATGGACAGCGTGGAGCCAATTTGTTCGGAGCTGTTGCCGAACTTGTCGGTGAAGTCCTTCGACGCGTTCTTGCCGTAGACAAGAGCGTTTTTGAGCATGAGCAGCATCGTTTTGGTCGCGACTTGCTCGTAAGTTTGAACTGGTTGGCCATGATTTTCCTTTCGTGGTCGCGGCCAACCAGTTAAAATTCGGTGGTTAGCCCTTGGGTTTGTTGTATTTTTTCTCGAAATCCAAGAAATCACTGTCGTCGTCGGACTTCGCGAACCGGCCATCGCCGCCTCTGGCGCGCGTAATTGGTTCTGGCGCTTTGGAGGGTTTGGCCTTTTTCTTTTTGGCGGGAGGCTTTTCGGCCGCAGAGAAGCGGGCCTCTAACTTACCGATGTACTGCGCCTGTTCAAGAGGCGATTTCTGGGTCATTGCACGAACTTCGTCCGGGTTTTGGGCGAAATGATACATCAAGTCCGCGCCGTGCTCAGATTTCAGGATCAAGTCCGCAGCTTCTTCGGAAGGAGGCGGGAGGTCGTTCAGAACGCCTTCGAGCACAACTTCCTCGTAGTCCTCGTACTTGGTGACGCCTGCCTCGATTTGGGTGTCGAGAAGGGCCTTGCGTTCTTGAGCTTGTCGCTCAGCGGCTTCGCTTTGCCGATTTTCGTCCTGTTCCGCTCGGACGGCAGCGATGGTAGACTGCCGAATATACTCGCGTTCGGCTTCGCGGAATTTCTGGTCATATTCGCCGTACTCAAAGTCTTTCGGGTCCGGCGCTTTAGGCCCATCTTGGGATTTATCACCTGTTTCATCGTCCGTCAAGCCTAATTTTTGCTTGAGGATACGATTTTCTTCCGCCAAGGCCGTTTTTTCGTTGGCGGCCTGTTCGGCGGCGCGCTCAGCGTCACGCCTTTTCTTCGTGATTTCGGCGATGCGTTCAGCTACCGATTTTTTTGGCTTTTTGGCCGGGTTTTCTTTCTTATCGCCGTCGTCTTCGTCCTCGCCGCCTTCATCAGCATCGTCGTTGTTTTTATTGGCGTCGTCGGCGTCGGTGTCGTCGGCGTCGGCGTCGCCTTCATCGTCGTCGTCGTCGTCGGCGTCATCGTCCTGATTTTGGTTCAATTTGTCGTCTTGTACCGTTTCAGGTTCGTCTTCGTCGGTTCCTTCATATTCGAGGCCGGCGAGAGGATCGTCGTTTTCCTTACCTTCTTCAGCTGATTTCGGGGCTTCTTCGGCGGGGACAGTTTCTTTCTTAGACATTGTTTTCTCCTCTCAATGCGTCGATGGTTTGAAGGGCGTCCCGCCGCTCCTGTGACGCAATGTTGGCGTCGGCGGTCGCATCGTCTCGGTCAATAGAGGCTTCAGTTTCGATTGCTTGAGCCTCGGATTTGGCGGCGTCGGCGCGAGCTTTCATCGCCCGTGCGCGAGTTTCTTCAATCTTGGCCTTTTTCTCCTCCCTCTCCAACTCTTTGTCAAGCTCGGCGTCCTGTGCTTGCGCTTGAACTTGCTGTTGTTGTTCAGGCGTCATGTCGGTGCCAAGGATATTTGGAGGCATGGTGGCGCGGATGCGTCGGGCGATTTTGTCTGCGCCGGGCCAGTCCTGAGCTTCGGCAATAAGGTCCGCAACCGCGGCAAAAACATCTGGCATTGCATTAACCGCGGCCATCATGCTTTCGCGACTTTCAATACGCTTTGTCTCGTAGCTCGGTCCCGTTGAGCTTGTGATGTTGAAGCGACCTTCGGATAAGTCAACACTGTCGTCATCATCGAAGTTGACGCGGATAAATTTCAGCTCGTCTTCAGTATCGCCAGCAATTTTCAGGACACGGGGAGTGTCGTAGACATACGGGATCAACTGGTTGATGACCTTGCCAGCTTCCTCAATAGCCATGTTCAGGTTGTCTTGATAGATGACTGTTCCAGTTTCGCCGACGCGCTGTCGGGCCATAATAGCTTTTCCGCTGACTTCGTTTGAAGTCTGGCCAAGGTTTGCCTCGTGCAAATTGGAGATGTCTTTGATGTCTTGCGCCGCCATTCCAGCTTCTTGGATAAGCGCTGGCTCCAGCTGCACTGGAGGGACACGTTCTGGCTTTTTGTCGGACGCTTCGTCGTTCCATACGAGCAAGGGGTCTTCGCTGAGGTGAGACTGACGGAATGCTTTTTCACGTCCTTTTACTGTTGACAGCGCCGCGAGCCATTGTGCTTTGGGCGACATCATAAGCTTTTCGGCGATCACTGAGCGCCAGTAGTTGTGTAAGCGCTGAGGGTCGCGTAAGAAGCGTATAAGGCCAAAACGGATGCGTTTGTCGCCGATGTTGATTTCCCATCCGGGGCATCTAAATACGGGGACGCGGTCGATTTTTAGGTCATAAGGGCCTTCCAGTATGGATGCGCCAGAAACAAGGTACTTCTGCGCGTATTTACAGTTGGCGACGCGAGTAACGTAGGTGCCGTCGTCACGTTGAGCGACCCGCTCTTTTACGGTTTCAAAATCTTCTTCCGTGATGTCGTTGACTTCGCCATCAATCATTAACGCCAAACGTCTTTTCCGTGTACGCATACGCCAAAAAGTCGCTATACGGACAGTATTTTCGTCAATCCATCCGTCGACGCTTAGGGTTTGGTACTGTTCGCTTTCGGAGCCTTCAAAATTGGCTTCGATGGCGTCCGGCCATTTCTTTTTGAACTCCTCCCGGTCGACGCGGTCAGTGACGAACACATACGGCGCGTCGCGGCCGGTTGGGTCAAAACACAGACGCGGCCATACAACAGCGAGAGGGTTGTGAATTGCTTCGATCTTGATTTCTTGGTCAAAAACAAAATCATTTTCGTAGTCGATGTCGATTTCAAAGTTTCCAAGACCGCCGATGACTTGGTTTTGATAAGCAACGTCGTACGCGCGTTTTGCGGTCGACTGTTTTTGAATGTTACGGATGATTTCGCGGCGGACGCTCGCATTGGCTTTGTATTTGTCACTGTCAGGGATGACGTTGATGGTCGTTTCGTTCAGCCTGCGGTTTCCGATGACTTGCGCGGCGAAGGCTGGGAGACGGTTGATTGTCAGCGCCGGCTTTTTGTTGTTTACGCGCCGGTTATAGACGTCAGGGTCCCACTGCTCGCCGGCCGTGAACTTGTGGTCTTCCAATTCTTCGTCGCGGTTGTCACGGTCAGCGCCGGCGTCCATGCTGTATGTCTTTCGGACATGGTCCATGAACTCCGCTTCGCTTTCAAAATCGTCAGGGACGCGTGATGGGCGTTTCTTTTCTTTTTCGTCGCTTGAGCTGTAAACGTCGTCTTTCATTAACCCATCCAACTGTTGTGCGAGTTCTCAAACTCTTTTTGATAGAGACGCCCCAAGTTTTCAGGGCTGCCCGCGACAAAGTCATCAGGCTTTTTCTTTTGCGGCTTTTCCTCGTTTCCAATATGCCGAATTGAGGCGAACGTCAAGGCCAGAGCGTCGCCCAAGTCAGGCGAACGAACTCCGCGCTTCCGCATTTCCTGCTTGCTTTCGAGCAGAATATCATTGGTCAGCGTCGGCTTCACCCGTACGCCATTGAGGTCCGACTGTAGCACATCCATGTCGGGGATGGAAACCCCTTCTTCAAGGCTGAGCCATTCCTTCAGTCGGTTCCACATCTCGGCGCGGCGGTTCTTTGGTCCGGGCAGTTTCGGTTTGGCGCGCTTTTGTTCGGATACGGAGCCAAAGTTGATGGCTTTCACTACGTCGGTATATTTGTCGCCAAACGAGCGAACCATCGTGATGACTGCGTGTCCGATGCCGCCGGC